TCTTTACGCAGAGGCTTCAGGGCGTTGATACCAGAAAGAATGATTTGGACAACGCTATTCTGTTGTAGTTTGCTGTTGCCAATTACTTCAGAGGCAACAAACAGTCCAAGGAAGATAAGGGTCTCGTAGGAGACTTTGAGGCCAAGAATGGTAAGCATGATACTTATGTGGATAAATAGATTACTGTTCTTCAGTAACTTCTTGGATGGGCTCGGGCTCGCTGAACTCCAGGGTGTCCACGAGTTTGGTCAGCACATCTGCTGCCATTTGCATCAGGGGCACATCACCAGTGGTGCGTGCGCTGGCGAAGCTGTTGATGGCAGCGATCAGTTGGTCTTTGGTGCAGGGCATGGGGGTCAGGCGCCGGGTTGGTTAGCAGCAACGTGTGCCTCGTAGGCAGCGATCACTTCAGGGGTCCACAGGGCAGCGGCAACAGCCTGCAGTTCAGCGCAATCGCTGCTCACGTCTTCGCCAGGAACACGACAGTGACGGTGGTAGGTCTTGCCAACTTCAACGCCATCCTTTTCCACGATGTTGGCTTCGCGGCATTGGATGATGCTGAAGGGCGGGATGATTTCGAGCTTGTGCTCAGTGCGTTCGGTAAAAGCCATTAGGGGAATCCTCCAGATTCGACAGGTTTAGGCGTAGTTTTGAGCCATTGCGGGCTCTATATTCATGGAGTTGTTAGATAAATTTTAACTTGAAAAATATACAATAGTAGCCCTGACAAAGGTATTAGCTTGAAAATTTGAAGTAGGAACCGATTGATTGTTTGTACCGTTTGCAGCAGATCTGTAAAGCAAGTTTAACTGCGTAGTTGATGCGCCACTGGCTTCCAAAGAGTCAGGATGATTAGTGTTCCAATTCCCTACTAGTTGAATATATCCGCCAGGATTTGGATTGGACGCACTATTTCCCGTGGTAAATGGAAGACCTCCTATCCCACACGTACCTGAACCTCCAGAAATAGCAGAAATTTGTACATAAAATACAGCATAAACAAGAGTGCCAATTTTGATGTAATTACCTTGTTGCGAACTATAAGTAAAAGTTGCACCGGTTCCGGTAAATGTAGGCGTCCAAGTCCCCTCCTCGTAATCATCCAGCGCATTGGCTGCTGCGGTGTCGGCGTTGAAGCACAGTCCACTAGTCGTCCAGCGACCGCGAATCGTGCCACCAGTCGTGAAGCCGATGTTGTCCGCCGCTGGGAAGTAGATGCCCGTGTTGCTGTCGCCGTTGGCTTGAATTGCAGGCGCACCAGCCGTGCCAGCCTGTACGGCAATGTTCCCGCTGCTATCCAGCACGATGTTGTTGCTGGCTGAGCTGGGGTGAAGGATGTTGGTCGTTTTTAAAGAAGACATGATCAGCAAGCCATCAGAACACAGGGAACGCAGTAAGACCCATCAGGGTAAGTACAGGTGACGTGATGTGAGGTCACCTTGGCGACGGTCTTGCTGCGCACAATGTCGTCGTCTTGAGGGATTGCGGTGCCATCACCAGCGGACATCAGAAGTTGCCCGCGATGCACTGGGATACCGGCTGAAATGCGGATGATGAAGTCACCAGTCATCGCGCAATAGAAGTCGTCGGTGTATGTGTCATCGTCATCGTCCCAGGCTTGGAACACGCCCGCCACGTTCGGGTCACCTTCAACATCGGAAATCTTCATCCGGTTGAGCTGTTCGTTCTCCTCCTCGCCCCAGTCGCACATCTCGTCGATGTTGCTCAGGACGGTGCCGCGCAGGATTTCTTCGCGGGTTGCACCGCCGGGAAGTTGCGACCAGCGGGAGAGGTGAGCGCCGTTGTAACTGACAGTGGTGCCGGAGACGGAGATGGAGCCTTCTTGAGTGCCGTCTTGTCTAAAAGAAATTAGGTTTCCGTCATTTGTAAGACGGTTGAGATAAACGCAGTCTTCGCTATCTACCGTTACGCAAAGAGCGCCTGCTTTTGCTGAGCCAACATCATTGTTGCCAATGGATAAACCTGCTGTGCCGATTGCGGTTGTTGTTTTCCCCACCAGCAAACTGCCAGCACTCGTAATTCTTGCCCGCTCCGTTGAAAAAGTATTAAAACTTAAGACTTCAGTGTTATGGTTGTAAAAAATAGCGCCAGAGTCATCACTCTGTGGATCGGTAAAGCGAATACACCCAATACCCGAATTGGGAGTAGCTATTGTAATTCCACAGTTGCCATTATTTTCAACGATTAGATCGTCGGCATTTGCACTTATAAGGGCGCTAGATGAATTGCTGGAAACATGCAATTTTCCACTAGCTGTAGTAGTGCCAATCCCTACGTTGCCTGAGCTGTTGATACGCATCCGCTCAGTGCCTTCGGTCGTCACCTTGAAGTGACCATCGGAGCCGGTATCAACAACCTCAGCCTCAGTGTTGCCTTCGGTGATTTTGTCTGCTGCGACGCTTGCCCAGCTGAGCACACCAGAGCCGTTGGTCTGAAGGTATTGACCGTTGGTGCCGTTGCCGGTTGGCAGGGTCAAGGTGTTGCTGCCTGCCGTTGCGGGAGCCGACAGCTCGGTGTACCCGCTCGTTGTTCCGTTAAGACGAAGTGGGCTCATGGTTGCACCTCCAGGGCGGAACTTGTGGCTAGGGGAGTGATGTAGGTCATGGTATTAGTGAGTAGGACTACGCGCCCTCAAGGGCTGCAAGACGGGTTTCAAGGGATTTAATCTTTTCGTTCTGCATTTGAATCAATTTCAGCAGCAGTGGACTGAACTTGCCATAGTCAACGCTGAACGGCGCTCCATCTTCAAATACGCACAGGCGAGGTTCGACCTCCGCTAGTTCTTCTGCGATGAAACCCCAGTAACTATGTTCTGGATTCTGCTTGTCATCTTTTGCCCTAAACCAAACGGGTCGAGCATTATCGAGCAGGTTGGCAGCGTAACCTTCCTCAATATCTTCGACATCTTTCTTGAATTGAATCGAAGATGTATCGCGAATAATTTCGTTGCTAATTAGCTTGAGAGTCGAACCAGCAGAAGCAGAGCCTGTTAGGTTGTACGCAAAAATACCGCCACCGCTTGCAATCCTCATCCGCTCCGTCGGGCTGCTCGCTCCATCGGCGGTAGTGGAGAACACTAACCTGCCCGGCATGTCGTTGCTGCCAGGGGTGCCGTCTACAACACATTCAATAGAAGCAGCGGGCACCATGTCAGTGCCATCAGCGCCGTGCCAATCAATGTGGCCAAGGCTGTCACCGCTTTGGACAACGGTTACGGCACCATTGGTGGATCCCCTGCTTTTGCCTATTACAAGGTGAGGCGTAACCGTAGCGCTGTTGTGGTTAGCAATCCAAGATTGAAGAATGTAATTTGTTGAGGAAGATCCGGATCCTTCAAGTTGAACCAAAGCTCCGGTGCCGGTCTGATTATAAAAATCATTACGCGCAGTAGACGTGCCAACTAACAGGCGTCCCGAGCTGTCGATGCGGGCTTTTTCGCTGTAAGAGCCTGCAGTACCTGACCCAAGAGCAAGCGCTGTATTACCTACCGCATCAGTAGCAATACACGAAATGCCAGACGATACGGTGCCACCGGTTGACGTGCTAGTGCTGAGCAAAAGCCGTGCTTCGGTTCCACTTGTTGTCCCAGTATTTTGGAGGCGGGCTACGGTTGCCGATGCTCCGGGATTAGATGTTGCGACCGAAAGGGTCTCTCCAGGCGAAGTAGTGCCAATCCCTACGTTGCCTGACGAGTTAACACGCAGGCGCTCACTGCCGCCGGTGTCGATGGCGACGGTATCAGCAGCGGGAAAGTGGATGCCCGTATTTGAATCAGTACCTTGAAGTGCAGGGGTTGTAGCAGACCCATCAACACCTGAGATACCAGTTGTACCGTTAATTTGAATAGTCATGATTAAACAATAACCCAGGATTGACCGGAGCCCACAGTAACCGTGGCACCGCTATTGATCGTGATTGGACCAGCACTCATGGCGTTTTTACCAGCCGTCAAGGTGTAGTTAGTCGTGACTGTTTGACCGTTCTCATAGAACACATCATCACCACCGCCACCTGACGCACCACCAGCAGTACCCCAACTCAGGTTGCCTGCTGCATCACTTTTAAGGGCGTGACCAGAGACAGTTGCATCAGTACTGGGAAGAGTCCAAGTAATGTTAGCTGCAACCGTAGAAGGAGCTTGGAAAGCAACCCAGTTACCGCCGTGACCAGTAGCCTCAACAAAACGAAGATCGGATTGGTTATCGAGACTAAGATCACCGGTAAGGGTGCCACCAGTCAGGTTGAGCTTTTCATCAGTCAGCTCTTGGACAGCGTTCTGAACATTAGTAGCAGCAATGGTGCTGTACGGAGTAAAGCTGATATTGACAGCATCACCAGGCACATAAGCGACCACCCAAGCAGATCCGGTGTAGACCTTCATCACCGAAGAGGTGGTGTTGTAATAAAGGTCACCAGCGTTCAGAGGGTCTCCGTCGTTATCAACGGTGGGATCGCTGGCTTTAGCACCAAGGTAACGGTCATCAAAACTGTCAAAGGCAGCTAGAGCAGAAGCAGCAGAGCTAGCAGCAGAGGTGGCACTGTTGGCAGCATTTGTTGCACTGGTAGAAGCGTTAGAGGCTGAAGTCGAAGCATTAGATGCCTGGGTCGTAGCTGTCGAAGCACTAGCAGCGGCGTTGCTTGCAGACGTAGAAGCAGCACTAGCAGAAGAACTAGCATTGCTTGCACTGGTCGATGCGTTAGAGGCGCTGGTGGAGGCCGCAGAGGCGCTAGAAGCGGCATTAGATGCGCTGGTAGCTGCCGCGCTGGCAGAAGCTGCTGCAGCCGTTGCTGAGGCGCTTACAGAGCCAACCTGAGAGTCAACATAATCTTTAGTAGACGCATCAGCAGAAGCGGTAGGAGTTCCAAGATTAATAATCTTGTTATTACCCATGTTCAGTTGACCTGACATGGTGCCGCCACTACGATCAAGGAATCGGTCTTTAATTTCCTGAACAGAGTAGTTACTCTGCAGGAAGTTATCATTCAGATCCTGAGCACGAATAGCTGAACCGGCAAAGAAGGTAGATTGTAGTGCATCTACATCAGTATCTCGGTAGATACGAATTGCTACTCCAGCTCCTGGTGCAGTCGTAAAAGAAACAGTTGTAGCGTTGGCAAGAGTGTATGCAGTTGTCAGAGTACCGTTAAGTGTTACCTTAATATCAGTCTCTTCTAGATATTCAAATGTAATTGAATAGTTCGTTGTTGAACCATTCCCGGTGTATGTATTTTGAGTTACAGCCATTTACGCTAGTAAGTTGTGGGAATGGGTGGATTATTTGTTTTGCCATTGCAGCAAGGAAACACCACGCTGCTGATAAGCTTTATCAAGACCTTGTTCGTATTGACGACGCATCACTTCATCACTGTTACTCAGTTGAACTTCAGCCATGCGCTTAGAACGATCCAAAGCAACGTCAATCTGACGATACAAGTTCATCCATTGATTAGGATCAATACGAGAACCGTTACCACGTTCAGTCTTAATGGATTCACGCCACATTTGAGCATCAGTGCCTTGCATGATACGGCTCAGTTCGCGCTTAAAGTAACCTTGCTGACCCATCAAGGAGAACAACTCAGAGCGTTCTTTAGGAGTGTATTCCACGCCTTTGGTGCTCTTGTTGAAGCTTGGACGGGAGTCATATTCAATATCCAACAGGAACTGACGTTCAGCAGATTGACCTTCGTACACCTTCATAGGAGACACAGCGTTCCATGCTCGTACAAAAAAGTTCTCAGGGTAACCAACTTTAGTGCCGTCAATCCAGTCGTGCTTATCAGGTAGTGCACCTTTGGAATCCACAACATCAAGG